CTTCCCATTCGTTGTAATAATTCCTCCGCTTGCCATCTTTTTTTACCTCATTAATAATCTGTGTTCACGAAGTCACCATAAGCGTCCCCGTCCCAATCAAATACGTGAACTCCATCATCAAATTCTGATTCAGGGTCATCAAATATGAAACTATTTCCTTTATCCCTTTTCTCTCCTGTAACATTATTTCTATCATAAGAGTATGAATGACCAGTATCAAAAACTATTATTAATGCATCACTATATTGTCCTTGTTCTTCTTCGAGCTTCTTAATTCTTCTTGGAACATCAATATTAAATAATGATAATCTATAAGATTTATCTCCTACTTCTATTATATCATATGAGTAAGGGTGCACGTAAGTGATTTTTTTAATCATAACTTCTTTAGAAACATTATTAATTCCGTCAACGACATCATATAATTTTCCTACTTCTAAATCAGTAATACTTCTAACAGCGAGAGTTGTTGAATAAAACGGTTTACTATAAATTTGTAATTGACCATTACCGTATTCTTCGGCATCATCATTATTAGTTATTTCTTTTTTTGTTTGATAAACCTCTATTGCCCCATACTTTGTTTTGCTTGTAACATCTGTTTTCTTAACTTTTATAGGAATATTATAAGTGTATTCTACAGTAGTATAATATGATGTGGTTGGGCTAAACGTACTACTCCAAGTTATACTCATCAATTCTTTATTAATACTATAATCATAAGTTGATATGCTTCCACTAACACCACCTATCTTTTCTGTTACAGGTGTAGCATTTGTGTCAGATAAAACCTTTATTTGTATAGGTTTCTTATCAAGAGTAACACTCGTAGTCGTCCAATCACTAACACTTCCATCAAGCAATATTGGTCCTTCACTTGTCTTAATCTCTTGCGGTGTTCCTTCAACTGTTATCACATTAAATAATTGTGAACTGTTAATTTTCCATTTAGGAACTTTAACAACATTATCACCAATAGTTAATGTTGTGAGCGATTTAGAATTCCCTTTAGGACTAAAAACTATTTTATCATTTTGTGAATCATAATAAAAATTCCAATTAATAACATAACTTAATTCTCTTAATCCATCAAGTAATGTTTTATGTCTTAAAATAAAGGTTTGTAATATATTACTTGTTCCACTATTAGTAATACTAGTGGATAAACTCGTGTTCTCTGTTACAAGTGTATCAAACATTTCACTTATAACACCTGCTTCAGTATCAACATCTTTATCAAAACTTTTAGTTACATTAATATCTATTAATGTTGATAACTTATCTTGTCCGGAAACGAGAACTACTCCTCCTTCAAAATTAATGTTTTTAACGTAACCATTAAGCAAATTTGTTTCAGTAGCTGAATTAACCCCTCTTTGAATAAGAATAGTAGTGTTTATTAATTCTTCATCTGTATAATCAAGAACATTACTAACAGTTTTTCTTAATCCAACACTACAAGTTTTTTTATTATCATCATAATTAGATATAACTGTGAAACTATGAACGTAAGCACTCACGTCTATACTATTAATAGTTACTTTCATTAATTTTGGTATATTTGTTACACTCATTATGCCCCTTCAACAAATTCTATTGTGAAAGGTGATTTTGTTACTTCTCCTGATACTTCGTTAAATTCACACTTTCTGCAATAAACTGTTTTATTTGATTGAAATGTACTATTGAATGTGTAACCATCTTGTGCGCCATCAACTAGTGCTAATAACCAATCTATTTGTGCTGCAATAGTTTTAATTGTGCTCGTATCAGACCTCGTGGTTGCACTTTCTATTATCATTCCTGTTATTGTTATATTTTTTATTACACCATTAAAGTCTATTACGAATGCGTCATCACTATCACTTGCTGGCATTGGGTTCTCATCTAATTGTCCTTGCTTGTTCATTTTAACGCTTTCTACTTCTCCTTGTTCAAAGGTGAATGTGTCTGTTCCGTTTTTTATTGTTACATTTGCCATTTTATTCTCATATTAAAATAATTTTATTTTTGGTGCGGGTGCTATTGCTAAATCTATAACTTGTTGTAGTATACTTTTTGATTCTTTAACATCTGCTTTAGCATTTTTTAGTTTATCGAATTCTGAATTGAATGCGTCTACTGCACTACTTATTTTTCCTGATCCATACTCTTTCATCTTATCCATTCCTGATCCGAAATTATTTGCTAAACTATCTTCGCTTGCATACAATGTTTGTTTAAGAGTAATATTAGCTATTTTTCCAAACCCTGCTGTGGTTCCAACAAGTGTTCCCCAACTATTAGAAATACTATCAGATGCATCTATAAAAACATTTTTAAGCATACTAACAGCATCTTTTTGAAATTCTGTACTATCAAGACCAAATAGTTCACTAATAAACGCTGCATTACCTGTTGCTACTGCACTAAGACTTCCAAACACGCTATCAACTGCTGAATTAACTTGAGCACTAATCCAAGTAGCACCACTCATAATAGTATCAAAAACAAACGTTTTAAGACCTTCAGTTTCAACTCCAAGCATTGAAAGTATCGGACTAAAAATATCAATTATTAATCCGAAAAGCGTTGCTAATAACATTCCAGAAAGTTGTAATACTGAACTAATAACTCCTTTAATAAGACCTGCTAATAATGCGTTAATAACTACTTGTAATCCTGATGTCATAATACTAACACCGCCAGCAATCGTAGCTAACCCACCACCAATATTACCACCACTAATTTGGCTAGCTCCTTCTTTCATAACAAGCATTGCTTGTCTAATGAATGGTCGCATTATTTGATTAACCATTAACATAATCGGTTTAAGAATTAAAAGAATAGGGTATAAAAGAATCATTATAACATCAGTTATAGGTTTTAATAAGTAACCAACCATCTTAATAATACCACCAACAACACTCATTAAGCCCTTATTAATAGATAATATTTTAGCTACTATACCAACTATACTAGCTATTCCTAAACCTGATAAAACGGTTTTAAACATTCCACCCATACCACTAACTAAGTTACCACTACCACCAGTGCTTGGCGTACTACTCTTAGTAGCACCAACACTATTTTCATCTTGTATTATCTTAATTGCTATAACTTCATCTGCCATTTTTACATAAATAATATTAAAGGGTTATCCTTACCAACTTGTGAGTAAACCTCTTTTAATAATTCTACCTCATCCCAATCCATTTCATCTAATTGTTGTGGTGTACACTTAAACATTTTACAAAGTAATGCTCTTTGAATAACATCATTCGCTTCTTGGTCACGTTTAGTCCTACCAAGTATTGTCCGTTTTATTCTTTTTTTAATTGCTCTACTTGTTCAAACTTGTTAATTTCTTGTATTTTTTTAAAAATGTAATCTCCTGTTTCTGGTTCAATACTATCCTGATCTATTACTAAACTCTTATCATTTGCTGTTCGACATTTATCAAAAAATGGTGCTTTCTTAACTCCGTATATTAATAACCATTTATTGTATTCACCGAATAACATTTTTGCTAACACTGTTCCATCATTATTCATTCCCGCGTCTGTACACTTATTTCTTAACTTTATTAAACTCCCGTACCCAAGTTTTTGAATTATGACTTCGTCACTTTCTTTTAAACCCGGTATGTTTTTTAATGTTTCTTCTTTGCTCATTTTCTTAGTTCCCCCTAATCAATTTATGTATTATCTTCTGTTACTACAAGAGTGTGTGCTGTTCCACTAAAATCTTCTCCTATTAATTCATTAAGAGATTCTTTTCCTGATAATTCATCAAAAGTGAATTTACTGAATAAGAACGCTGCACTTCTATCACCGTCAACAAAGTTTAACTCGATTGTTGCGTACTCTGTTGGAACAGTTGTTGCTATTGGTTCGGCTAATCCTAGTATTGCTTGTAAATAAGTGTTATCTAAGTATTTAAGACTGAACTTTATCTTGTAATCTCTTGTTTTTGGTCTTGCCGCTTGTGGTCTTCTATCCCCTAACCCGTATAATAATTCGTAATTGTTCGTGATAGTTATTTCAACACTATCAATAATGTTACTTATGCTTGTAGCGTTTGGTAACTCGATATCTCCACCACTAAAATTATAAATACTTGGTGTTCCAAGTGTTACTTTACTATGAATAGTGGTATCAAAAGTGTGTCCACCAGCTTTAATAGTAGCACTCACACTTACTGGTTCTCCAACACTTGCTTTAATAGTGACACTATCAATTACGCAACCAGTCCATATCTCATCCCTATCAGTTGCTGAAGTTCCTGGATTATCTATTGCTCTAACAATAGTCATACTACTTGTTGCGTCACTACCACTATAAGTATAAGGGTCACTACCACTTTGCCCTCCAAGAACGTATTCCATAAACAACCAGTTAATAACATCAAAATCTATACTTAAACCGTGTTCTGTTTTACCGCCTAAAACCTTTATTACATCTCTACCACTTTGTCCGCCACCAGTAAACCCTCTTCTAAAACTATTATTATTAGAAGTTGTTGGCGTGAAATTAGTTACTAATCCTAATTGAGCATCAGCTGTTACTGCCGTATTATATGTTGTTTCGACTTTATATAATACATAAGAATCTACACCTGAAACTGCCTCTGAATTTGCGCACATCTTTAATCACCTACCTTATTTATTTTATAATTCATTTTATTTACTTCCTCCTAAGCTTTCAGTTAAACGAACCTTGATTGTTCTTAATTCCTTGTTCATATCTTTGAACGCTTCTAATTCATTATCTCGTATCTCTTTTAATACACTTAATATTTCTTCATCCATTTTTTTAAATAAGTCCTCTCATAATCATATAAGCTATAACTATTAATGTGATTGTGTTAATGATATTAACCATTGTTAAAGTTTTTCTAGTCTTATCAGTTACTACATTAAGTTTTTTTAATTCTGTTATTGATTTCTTGAATTGTTCTTCTAAACTCATTAAACTACCTCGTACTTTAGTATTCCTCTAAAATCAATGTTTTGTTGGAACACTTTAGTTCCTTTATGTATATTAGGGGATGTGAGTATCGGACCGGTTCTTATAGGTCTTATTATACCTAATTGTTGCCTCAAGTCCGCCCTATTATTAATGAATAAGCTTCTAATCGCTGTTAAATAATTATTAATATCTTCTATGCTTGTAGCATATACTATTACTGTGAAATCTATATTGTTTTTATTAACGTTTCCGAACCCACCTATCTCAGTTGATACATCTAATATATCAAGTGATATACGAGGAAAATTACTAATCTTTAATTCTGTTTTTGGAAAATCAGGAAATATTTTATCGGTACTGCCTGTATCATAATCTATTACGTAAGCACCTGTTTGTGCTGCAACAAACGTTATCACTCCCGTATCATAATTAATTGAGTAATCATCCCATAAAGTTAAGTCAGCACTACCAACTTCTATGCTTCTAACATTTTTAACAGTGGTTGGAGTAGTTGCTAATGTGTGTGTTGATGTAGTACTAAAAGTTCCTGTATCTTTCTGTGTAGTAACACCTCTTTGAGTTATAGTAAAAATATCGTTATTCCTAACAAGAACTGTTAATTCTTGTTTTATCTTCCAATAATCTATTAAATCATGATTACTCATTGTAAGTGCCTCATAACATTATCTCTTATTATCCCTTTCAGTTTAGTATTAATCGCTGGCCTAATAAATGGTTGTGGCCTGGTTCCAGGATGATGAACTAATTTAACGACTGGTCCACCTTTTCCACCCCAATGTAACGCTTTTTTATTCTTTGGTCTTATAATATGTGGTGGCGTCCCATGC